CATGTTGCGCCTGCTGGAAGGCGACATGAATGGCGATGACACGCAGAACGCTTCGATGATGCCCCCGGCGACACGCCCAACAACGCCTCCTCCTCACAATTCTTTTCCCATCGCGTAGACAGAAATTTGAAGTTCGTCAGGCTTGCTTGAAGCGTCCCCAGAAAAGATGCGTGTTTAACCTTAGCTTTGAGTGTGTCCAGCGTATCGTTGGGGCGCACAATAATCTCTGTCAAATTACAGAATTGCTTTGGGCGCAACAAGATTTCTGAGCAAGGGTTGCATCCCCACTCTTGGTTTTCGTCCCGTCTGTGGTCAGTGTATTTCTTTACAGCCGCTTCGCGATTGAAGATTCCGCGTTCTCCATTCTGGTTTTTATGAAGACTGAGCATTTCAGAAAGAAATTCATCAACACTTGGTTTAGCCTTGTACGAGATTGAGTTGTTGGCATATGACCGATAGGGATGATTTTCCGGTAGATAAAACTCGCCGCGCTTAGAGTCCCGCAAATTAGAATCGTTAAGATCACTGAGACTAATAAGAGCAGAACGGCGAACACCTCCAACAACGACCACACTAGCCACTTTGCACACCAGGTCATGGGCCTCCAGAGTAGTAAGCCTGCGTCCTTTAGCGTTGTTAAAAATTTTAACGGTATATTCGAATAGTTCATTCAACGGTTCAGGACCAGATGCCCTGCCTCCAAAGGTTTTAAGTCGTTCACCTGCGGGCCGTACCTTGCTCATATCCCACGACGGGATACGTCCTGCGTACAACAGGGACACAAGTTCTCGGTAGGATGCGGCCCACCCCATTTTGCTATCCGCCACAATAATCTTAGTGTCGGTCGGCAACATAACGTGAGACACCATTGGGAGTTGCTCGATATACATCGATTCAACTGAGTACCCTACCCCAGTGCCGCACATCAAAATATATAAAATTTCTGCAAACACGCGGGGGTCATCGATTGGGACATACGCACAATTGTACCCCGCGACATGGTGATCTTCTAACGCCTTCCCCGCAGACATCATAACGCGCATAGATGGCATAACATCCATACGTCGTACTGCTTCCATAGACTCCTCTATCTGTGTATGGAGCTTCTTGGCGCTACGTCCTAACCAAAACTGTTTCACTCTGTCTACAGTTTCGTCCCAAGTTTCTCTGCGTTTTACTTCATCGTTATACCGCGCATAGCGAGATACGTGAATGTAGTCTTGGTAAGGCGTCGTCATTAATCTAGTACCTCGTACAAGTTTTTTAGTGCGGTGTAAGTCTCTTTGAATCGTTGTTCATCGATGGGAGCGCATCTTACCGTAGTTTGATACGACGATTCAATCATCGTAGTCGCTAAAAATAAAGTCTTCTTGTCGCAACAATTTCGTTTTTTCTTTGGCGCGGCGGTACTCTTTTTTGGCGTTACGCTCGATTCGTTGCCGATACTTCGGACTGGTTCTGACTTCCTTGGCATAAGGGTTATATCTCCTGGCCTGTTTCTTTGATGTCTTCGTCTTCATCGTAATCGTTTTCGCCCCAATCAAACAGGTGTATGTATTGCAATACCTTATCGGGAAATGCCTCAATGATTTCCTTAGAGGACAGATTAAGGATGTCCACTAAATCGTCTGGGTCATAGCGTTCGCTTATTCGTTCGAATCTTTCGTCTACGGTGTAGGTCACGAAGCGTATTCCTTCAGAAGGTAATCCATACTGACTTCCATCAGGTCGTAATCGCCATCAGTTACCTCATGCTTCATTAGAATACCTGACCAACTCTGGGAGTTTTTCTGCGGCCCCAAGTATTCGTGATAATCAGGATAAAATCTACCGCAGACTAGTCCGCGACGGCGTTTGCCAGTGCAGGTGTAGATTTCCCCCGTCTGTTTTGTTTGCTGATGTCCCATCGAAAAACTGTGGCCGAGATTTTTTAATTTCGATTCAATGGTCCCGCCGATTGGGTTGGCGAACAACGAAGTCGGATTAACGAAGTAGTGGCTGTAGCACACCCCGTCCAGTTCTAAAATCTCCAGAAACCCGTGGGTGTGTACATCCAGTTTTTCCAGTGGTTTTAAAATCAATTCCGCTAGGTCTAAATGATTATCCATGCGGCGTAGGCTTGCGGATGCGGCGGCTCGCTCTACGCGGTTCTCATGGTTGCCCACACAGAAGTGAATCTCGGGGTCATAGCGGTGAGTCCTCATTCCCTTGAGAAACATCTTCATTGCGGACCAACCCGCTTCCAAGTCGGCAATCAGATTCTTGCTTTCCCAGCCCCTATCACCAGCCTTGTCATAACTAGATAGGCTAGGGAAATCCCACCAGTCACCTATTAAAACAATTTTTTCTGGGCGATGTTTGCGTAAATATTTCGCAGCCACTTGGATATGCCCTATCTCTGACCCAGGAAAAATTTGAGTGTCAGGAATCATCGCGTGTTTCATATCAAACTCCGGGCGCGTAAATTTCGTCTTCGTCGTGATATGTGTCTGCCCGGTGTACTTCTTCTGCGATTAGGAACTCGATGTAGTGCTTGGCCTTTTGCAAATCTTCGACGCCGCCTTTTGTACGCCAGCGCGTAATGTATTTAATTACGTTGCCCTCGCAGAAGTCCAGTCCATTCTGAAGGATGTAATCAATAGGCTGCACTTCATTGCTCCGGTAGTGTTTGGGGCCATAATTTTGTGGTCTATTTTCATTCTGCATTTCCATACTCCCTCTCGTTATTTCAACCACTCCAACGGTAACACATCGCCCGCTGCCGCTACGATTTCTTGAGACACACACCAAGCAACATATCGTTGTTTTTTGTTGCTGGTAAGCCAGTTGTCGTACATGAACAGCATCCTAAAATTGTCTTTGGTCAGTTTGTTGTCGCTTTCCAGTACCGATAAAATCTTTGTACGACCCGCACTATCCCATTTGCCCTTGGTTTCAATCCACAAATCGTAATCTGTCAAATAAAAATCTGGTGTATACGTCGCCCGTCTGCCTGCATTTCTCCCGCCGCAGTCTATGCAAATAGAGTTTTTGATTGGATACACATACGGAATTTTTTCGGGTTCGTATAAAAAATTAATTCCCTCTTCTTCGAGGTGCCGACTGACCTTATACTCGTATTGACTCTTATACGGGGCAATATCAATTCGCCGTTTTGAACGGGCACGAGTCCGGGACTTTACGCCAAATCCATAGGAGGTCGCAGTTTTTGTTGTATCGCTCGGACCAGTCGTCTGCGAATTCTTTTTTGTATGCTTCTTCGACCGTTTCCTGGGCTTGCTCATTCGTTATCCCCACTGGTATCAATTTACTGGCTTTCACTGGGCCGATGCCGTTTATTCCGGTGATGTTGTCAACGCGGTCTCCTTCCAACATTTGCCGCCAGAACACCGCAGCAGCACGTTCCTCAGAAACCTCATCTATGGTGCCAGTCGTGAAGTTGAAGTGAAAACCTGGGATCTGTTGGAGGTCTTTGTCAATAGAGCAAATCACCGGAGTCAGATTTTTGCTGCGCAAGGTCAAACATGCCTGCCCAAAAAAATCGTCCGCTTCGCAGCCCTCTGTCAAATATCCGTTGTGCTGCATCTTCAAGTAGACTTTTATTTCACCCAAATGAGTGGGCTTATGCGCAGGATCGCGATTCGCCTTATATTCGGGGTCCACTTCCATACGAAAGTTTGGTGTCTCTACGTTGCCAGTCATGTAGGTCAAGTAATTGACGGCCTCTCGCTGTACCTCGAAATGCTCGCAAGCGTAATCAATGGTGTTTTCAATCAAACTGGAGCAGTTGTGCAGAGCATTTTCGACCGGCTCTGCCTCCCGATACCAGACCAAATGCTCCTCGGGAATTTCAATCAGCGCGTCTTTTTTCAGTGAAAAGGCTTTTCCCCCGTCGTTGGGGTGGTCCCGTTCGTCGTGATATACGCGCTTTTCTGCTGCAAATCCTGCGCGATACGCGATAATGTCTCCATCAAAGAGGAGCGTCACACCCAGTTGCTTGCTCATGTTTGCATCCCACTAAAAAGAAGTTCTCCGCCGTGAGGAATTTCCGGTACACCTCAGCACTGTAGAGTTATTTCATCCTTTATAATTCGGCGAAGAACTATTAGTAATCAGGCGACCTTCAATTCATCCAATGCCTTGACCGCAGCAGCCATCGCTGAGTTGGTTTCAGTCAAGAGGTCCGCCGTCCCAGGATCTTCTCCCGGATTCTCGGTGTCACCGCTTGTCCACGCCACGAACTTCATCGCCGTTGCCAATATATCCTCCTCGGTCGGAGACTCGCCACCGTTCGCGACGATGTGCCAGTAGGCCACAGCCTGAGTCAGCGCGTTCTGGTTGAGAATCAAGCGTTCGCGATGCAGGGAGGGTTCCCCAGTGCGCGACCCAAGCCGAGTAGACGGTGCCGCGCCGTTCGTTGTCGCGCTGCCACTGCCCTTGATTTCAGGCTGCTTGGTGATGTTGTGAAAAGTTTTGCCGTTCTTCTCCTTGGTCGCGTAATTGAAAACAACCTCATCCCCGACACTGATATCTGTGAAATATTCGGGGTTGAAGTTGGCGTTGTACCACTGGTCGTCGCCAGAAATTTGCAGCCCTTTCTGAGCCACGCGAGAAACCGTCCCGCTTTTGAGTTCCCATGATGCCATATATTTTCTCCTTGAAAAAAGCACGTTTACTGTTGTGCAGTTATATTTTGACTGTATTTTTCCTTGATGTCAAGCGGCAGATTTAACCTCTGCTAGAGTGGTCCCGTGAGCAACATCAACAGGAAAATCAACAGG